AGGGATGCTGTGCTGCGGCAGGTATTAACTCTGCTTGGGCCAGAAGCGCCGGAGTGCAGCGGGTGTGCGGCAGAGTGGGGGATGGCTATCGCAGCGATAAAGGAGATTCTGACATGACAGCACCAGACTACATCGTGAACAGAGAAGCAGAGCTACGCTGCGTCATATCAGACCTGACGGCACAAGTGCGGGAGAGGGATGTTGTGCTGAAGCAGGCGCTTGAGGCGTTGGAGGCATTGCGATACAGGAGTATTGGCCCGGATGCCCCGGACGAAGCCATCGCAGCGATTAAGGGGGTGTTGGAGTGATCCCCACCCGCCTCTTCCTGACTCCATTGCAAGTCGGGGAAAAGCACAACTTAAGCCGTCAGACCGTGGTGAGGTTGCTCCTGGCCGACCGGATCTGGCCCGCGTACAAGACTGGTGGGCGCTGGCTGATCGCGCCCACCTACATCATCACCACCGGCCCTATCAATAAGATGGGGAGGCCCAAGGGGGCAAAAGGTAAGTACCCAAAGGGCACGAAGCGACCGAACAGGCGAAAGCGGGTGGTTGATGAAACCCCAACGCAGCAGTAAGGGCTGCTATTTCTTGTTGGCCTGGTACTCCAGCTTGTTTAAGCTGGTCCAGCTTGAGACATAAGCGTCACCTGTCAGCCTGTTGAACACGAACACATACCCAGGGCCGCCCCCGTTTGGCACTGTGACGACATCCCACCGAAAGAACCACGCCACAAGCAAGGCCGCGCAGACAGCCAGAATGATTTTTTGATTTGTCATCCCTGTGATTTCCACAAAATTCAATCCTACTCACAAACACGTTGAGTTTTTCTCGATTCACGTTTAAGCTACACACAAGCAACGACCGCTTGACGACCGACCGACCGGAGTTACAATCAATACGCCTCGCAAAAAACGAGGCACGGGTTTGGCGACCCGGAAACAACCAAGGCGCAGCACGGTCGCGCCCATTCAGGTCAGCGGCCTTTTTTGTTGCACGCACACACGGATTCCGCTTTTGGTGGGCCGTGTGGGGACACCCGCAAGGGTGTGCCGGTCCCTTGGTTCCGGTTCGCCAACCCCGCACGGCCTGCCTCCCGTTTGGCGACGGGGTGCAGGGTTAACCCAAAACCCAAGGAGTCCATCGTGACAACACCCGCCATCTTCGCTTTCGATTCACATGCCGTTCGCGTCCAACAGGATGCCAATGGCGATCCGTGGTTTGTCGCCACTGACGTAGCAGCCGTTCTCGGCTACCGCAATGCACCCGACATGGTGCGCAACCTCGATGACGATGAAAAGGGTACGCACAATCTGCGTACCCCTGGCGGGGACCAAGAAGTCTCCACCATCAACGAGTCCGGTTTGTATTCGGCCATCTTCCGCAGCCGCAAAGCCGAAGCCAAACGTTTCAAGAAGTGGGTCACAGCCGAAGTTCTGCCCGCCATTCGCAAGACCGGTGTGTATGGGGGCCTACCTTCCATCGAAGCATCCCAGGCCCAGTACGCCAAGAGCGAAGCCATTGCAGCAGCGGCAAAGGCATCCATCCAAGCCGCCCGCATGCTCGGCGCTACCGCCAAGGCCATGCGTGAAGGCGGTATGCCAAAGCAACAGGCATTGGCCTACGCCGCAGAACAGGTACTGGCTACCACCGGCATCAACCTGCTGGAAGGCTACCAGCCGCCGCGCAAGACCATCACCATCCAAGGTCTGTTCGAGAAGGCTTGTCGCTCAAAACACACAGCCTACCCGTCCCGCCCAGACTACACGCGCCGCTCCCACCTCATCATGATTTCAAAGTTGAGAGCACAAGAGTTCAGCACCATCGTAGATCAAGCCCTTGAAGCCGGTGTGATCGAAATCGTCAGCCAAAAGCCAGTTGCCTACCGGCTGGTGGCAGCCTGACAACCGTATCATCTTTTGATACTGGACAGATGCACAGTTGAGTTTCAAGGAGCAGTAACAATGAATACAACCAACCCACTGATAGGCGACACACGGGCAGATACCCTGAACAACGTCGTGGAGTCCCTGAACGGCCTGCTGGCCCTGCTGTCAGCCACGCACACCCATAGCGGCCTGTGCATGCTCATGCAGCCCATCCAATCAGCCCTGGAGCACGCCACGGACCACCAGGAATAGTGCAGCCGCACACCGACCAGACAGGGGCCTCATGGCCCTTTTTTGTTGCCTGTTGGTTTTTCCCATTTCCTCTGATTTTTTCACCAAAACGAAAACGCCAAAACGCTTGTAAGTTGTTGATATGTATATATATTTTTATATCTATTATTTATTTTTTCATTTTATCTCCCCCTCCCTCATTTCTTACACTCCCAATAGCCAGACAGGGATATATAAGGGGTAACGGTAAAAAATGGAAAAATGGCCTCAAAACTGGCTGGAACCCGCGCCAGCATTGGGTTTGCGCGTTTTGCCTTCCGCGAAAAAACCATAAAAAATGGGGCCGAAGCCCCATGTGTTCTTCCGTCAGGTTGGCTCTACTCATCCACCTTGTAGACATCGCACGCGAAACCGTACCCGTGTATGTGCCCCTCCTGTTTCAGTATCTTGTCCGAGCCATAGGCCGTGTCGATCAGTTCCCCAACCTGGCGGGCGTTCAGACCTTTCATCAGCGCCAGCAGCTTGTTCTTTGCCATCCACCCATCGGCAGCGGCCCGCCCATACCGGGCGTCCTTGGCGTACTTCTTGGCCGAGCCGATGAAGCCAATCAACCGCTTCATCTGGGCGTCTGTCTCGTTCTCGATCCGCTCACGCTTGACCGCCGCGACCAACTCCAGGTCATAGTGCCGCACGTACTGAATGGCCCACTCCAAGTGCGCGGGCATCACTTTGCGGGCGTGCTTGTCAACCGCCTTTGCGACGATCATGGCCAGCCGCATGGACTTCTCCACGGTTCGGCCCAACAACACGTCCAGACCCTCGCCTTCACTGGCCTCTTTCGCATCGTTCAACTCGGACTCTAGCGCCTGCATCAGTGGCATGCATGCATCATCGAACTCCAGCGGGACGACGGTCGCGGGCATGTCAGCCGGATTGACCCCGGCCAGATCCCCCTGTACCGCGCCTGACACGTGAACCGCTTTGCACCATTCGATGATCTTGGGAGGCGGGGCCGTCCGGTCAACGAACCGGGTCAACTGGCGCGGCTGCTTGCTCTCGACCACCACGCACCGGCCCAAGAACCCGTCCTGAACCAGATCATTGGTCAACGCACCGTAGAACGTCCCCGGTGTGGTGGCCCCCAACATGGAGATGCCCGGGTTGTGAACCACCCGCTCCACGTTCGTGGACTGACTCTTGGATAGCGTCATCTTTGAGTAGGTGGGCGGGCGCATCACCCCGTCCAGCCGTCCGAACGCTTCAATCAGCTTGTCGATGGCTGCTTCTGAATGAGCCTGGCCGTTGGCCCGCGACATCTTCAGCAGCTTGCCCAACTCGTCAATCGTTGCCAGGTGGGCAGGACTGTCCAGCAGTGCGGAGAAAACAGCGCCAGCAGAGGTGTACCCCGAGCCGCCGATGAGCTTCGGCAAGTCGGCAGCCGTCAGGATCTTCTCGCAGCAGCCCTGCGGGTGTTCCTTGCCCTCGGTGGACTTGGCCACCATGACCACGTACATTGACGTGAAATTGCCGTACTGACTGCGGTAGGTGCGCCCCATCACGACCGACCCCAACGCAATGGCAGCGGCCACAGACAATTCGGGCTGCTGCTTCGGAGCCGTGGCCGTGATCCACCTGGCAATGTCGCCCAGGATGCCGGGGGGGTTGGCAATGAACGAGGGTATGGCTGGGGCCGGGTCAATGCTGGTCTGTGGTGGCAGCATCACCGGCACGGCTGGAGCCGCTGGTTTCAGCCATGGCAGGGTGACTGGAGGCTTTGGCGTGCCGCCGCCGACCGTCATGGTGATCGGTGCCGGTTCGTTGAGCGCCAGGCACGATCGCAGCACCTCGGCTGCTTTGCCGAACGTCAGACCGTTTGAGTACATCACCAGGTCGATAGGGGTCATGCCATACCCGCCCCCCCAATCGCGGATACCGGCAGGATCAATGCCGACATTCGGATTCTTGACACCGCGCCAGGTCGCAATGCAGCGATACCCGCCGTTGTGGTGAGGCTTGGCCGTGGGCACCAGCTTGGGCACCCACTCGTCCAACCGGTCCAACGCCACACGGTTCAGGTCGCGGAAATACTCGGCCTGGATGGATAGATCGGTGTGGATCTTGTCGGCGCTGTCCTTCGGCGTGTGCGTTTTCTTCTGGTGCTTGACATCCACTTCTGTCTGGTACGGGGCCAGCACACGGGCCACCTGGTCCAGAAAGTCACCAGGCAACTGTGGCAACTCGTTCGTGGACAGCAACTCGTCCAGTCCGAACTCGGTGATCCAGACATAGCTGCACCCGCTGGGGTGGACTGTGGGCGGGACGACCGTTTGCCGACCATCAGCCAGCACGTCCAGCACGCGGGCACCGCCCACATCAAAGCTGCACGAACGCTCACCGTTGAACCGGTAGAACCTGGTCCACCCCTTCTCCCCTTTTTTGGCCACGGGGCTGTACGGGATGATGGCATCGAGCGCGTCTTGTCCCTTGAATTCGTAATCTTTGTCGAGACACACCAAGTTCGACAGTGGCCCAAGAACCACGCCTATGCCAGCGTCTGGCCACGTTTCCCAGATCGCCAGTTCGTGCTCGGTTGGCAGGCGGGTGGCGTACTTGGTCCAATCCCGCATGCCCCGCCAGCCATGCTCTGCCGACCATTCACCGGGTCTTTTCGTGCCCGGTGCAATGGGCACAACACTGATGCCGCGTTCGATGAATTTCCATGCGAACTGCTTGTAGATTGATTCTGCTGCTGTCAAGACAAATCCTCACGTGCAATGAACATCAGGCACATCAGCATGACACCAGCCAACACACCGCCCGCAAACACGACCAAATACGTCAACATACAACCACCGGTTGGTTGATCTTCCTGGCACGCTTTGCCAGGATCTCTTTCGCAACAATGCGCAACGCTCGCTCCAGTTGGTCAACAGTGCATTTGGCAAGCTGCGCGTCATGGATCTCCAGCAGCAGATTGACGGCTGCCAACTCTGGTCCGGTGAACAGGAACTTGTCCCCCCGGCTCACACCGCGCCGCGCCATTGCGACCAATGCATCCTGCCCCGCCTTGATCTCAGTGGCCCAATCGCGGCCCAAGTCATCGCGCACCTTGTACAAAGCCTCGGCCATGTTCGCAGCCGAGATCAGGACATCCATGTGCTTGTGCGTCCCTCGCCCGTGCACCACCTCGTCCATTGCCGCGTGATTTTTGGACAGCAACTTCAGGTGCTCTTCTTTGATGTCTGTCAGCGGCTTGAGTCCGTTGAGCACCCACGAGAGCGGGTCTTGGAGCGTCTGGCGAGGACGGTATTTAGATCGCTTTCGCATATCTCACCGCCTGTTCATGGCCTGATTGCACGAGGTCCGGGCGCACGATCTCAAGCGGTAAACCGGCCATGATTGCAACTGTCTGGGCGTGTTCACCAGGTATGCGCCGGGTCCAGCTTGCGACGGCCTGCACCGTGATGCCGCATCGCTTCGCCACCGCGCCGCACCCGCCCGCCTTGGCAATGATTCCTGCCACGCTGAACCCAAGTGGGGCATCGCGGGCAACTGATTGATTCTTGGTCATGTTTTGTTCTGTGATTGAGGAAAACTCAATCCTAGTTTATATCACTTCGGCTGTCTAGGTTGCGAATCTCTCAATACAGGAGTAAGGTCCACACACCGACCGATTGACCGAACGACTGAGGTGCACCATGAAAACGCTACTTGCCCAGCGGCTGCGTGCCGCCCGTGCCGCCATTACCCCGGAGATCACCCAGCGTGATGTAGCCAAACGGCTGGGGCTGTCGTTCTCTGCCGTCAATCTGTGGGAAGCTGGCAAGACCGAGCCGAGCGCGGCTGCCATCGCTGAACTGGCCCAGTGGTACAACGTCTCCACTGACTGGCTATTGGGGGTGGAGTCAAAAGCCCCCAACATCGTGCACCACACAAAGGACGACCCGCCCGTGTGGACGGTCCCCGTGGTGTCTCCCTCTGCGCTGGTGCGCTGGCAGCTTGATGCGGTGTCTGAACTGCTTCAGACCTCTGTTGCATACCCACCTGGCACCGCTGCCGCCATCCTGGTCACATCCGACGCCCTGACAAGCAGTTGCCCGACCGGGTGCTATGCCGTGGTATCCAAGGGACACAAGACGGATTCGGGCCAGATCGTCATGGCCACCACCGGCAAAGCCAGTGAACCCGTGCTGCGCAAGTACGTGGTGGAGGGTGCTGATAGCCTGCTGGTGGCCGATGACATGCGCTATCCCTCGTACAGACTGGACGACGGCGCGAAGATCATCGGGCGCGTCACCGAGATCGTCATACGCCGCGTGCTGCACTGAACCACCGGCCCGTTGCCAAAATGCAACGGGTCATTTTTTTTGCGAAAGTAGTTGAGTTTTCCTCACTTTCCGATATAGTCCGTTCCGCGTTGAGTTTTTCGCAACCCTAACTGAAGGATCGACTGGAACATGATTGAACGAATCGTCTACTTTTTCACCCGCCACCGCGACCCGCAAGCGGTGCGCCTGCGTCAGATCAATGACGCCAAGCTCGGCTATCTCGAAAGCATGAAAGCCGCTGAAGCCCTGGAGGTTGAAGCATCTGCATACCGCATACAAGCGGCCATGCTGGGCGAACGCATCACCCGACTGGAGGCGTCCCATGTCTGAACTGCAAAAGCTGTGCGCCGACTGGCTGGCAGCCAAGAAAGCCGAAGCTGCGGCCAACAAACAGCGCCTCGCCATCGAAGAGGCCATCGTCACATTGACTGGCAAGAAGGACGAAGGCAGCAAGACCCACGACACCGACGGATTCAAAGTCACCGTAACTGGAAAAGTGACCAGAAAACTCGATTGGGAGAAATGGGAACAGGTCAAGGGCCAGATCCACCCAAACCTGTGGCCCATCAAGATGAAGCCCGAACTCGATGAGAAGGGCGTGAAGTGGCTCCAGCAGAACGAGGTGGAGATTTACGCCCTGCTCCCCATCACCGTAACCCCGGCCAAGACGGCCATTGAAGTGAAAGCGATTGAAGAATGAACGGACGAACAGCAAAAGCCCTGCGCAAAGCATTGGGCTTCCACCCGGCAGACGAGCGTGAGTACACGGGCAAACACACGGTCAAGGCCACCGGCCCCCGCTCCCACTATCAAGCGGTCAAGCGCAATCCTGCGCTGGTCAAGGCCGTGTTGCGGTCACAAACGGCATGGAGTCTGTGATGAATAGCATTCCATCTACCGGCTTCCTGCGCCTATCCCAAATCGTTGGGGACCAGAAGGCGGGAATGCCCCCGATCATCCCTGTCTGCAAGTCCACCTGGTGGGATGGCGTCAAGAGCGGGCGCTATCCAAAGCCCATCAAGTTGTCGCCCCGCGTCACCGTCTGGCGTGCAGAGGACATCAGAAAGCTGGTCAAGGAGTTGAGCAATGCCTAAAGCCACCATCTTCATCGAGGACCAGGCAGACGGCACCCTTCATGTCGGGGCCGACTTTGGCGAAGCCATCGACAACGACAGCCAGGCCCACCAGATGGCCCAGGTACTGCTGAACGCGGTCCTGACCAATGCGCAGACATTCACCGCTGTTGAGGACACCGTGCCCGATGTGAATGTGGAGCCGAGCCGGATTGTTTTGCCGAACTGACCATGCGACCTATCGACATAACCGGCCAGCGATTCAGCCGCCTTACAGCGGTGCGACAAGCAGGCGTGAACAAGTTCGGGAAGGTTGAATGGCTGTTCTCGTGTGACTGCGGCGGCAACACCACGATAGCAGGCTCTTTGGCAAAAAGCGGCAAGGTCAAATCTTGCGGGTGCCTTGCAAAAGAAACTGCACGAACCAACGGCAAGCTTGCCAATGGCGCACCGATCAAGCATGGAAAGTGCGACATGCCTGAATACGGCGTGTGGAAAGCCATGCGACAGCGGTGCAGCAACCAGAGCAACCAAGACTACCCGCTCTACGGCGCTCGTGGCATCAAGGTGTGCGAGAGGTGGAGTTCGTTTGAGAACTTCATCAATGACATGGGTCCGCGCCCTGATGGCTACACCATCGAGCGGATCAACAACAACGGCGACTACTCGCCTGACAACTGCAAGTGGGCATCCCCCACTGAACAGGCAAACAACCGCCGCCCACGCGGCACAGCAACCGAAGGACTGAATCGTGGCTTTTGACCTCAACTCCATCAAGAAGGGAAAATCAATCCATGCCCCTCGCATCTTCCTGTACTCAACCCACGGCATTGGCAAGAGCACATTTGCAGCAGCCGCGCCTGATCCGATCTTCATACAAACGGAAGATGGCCTTGGGAGTATTGATACCAGCAGCTTCCCCTTGGCTAAGTCCAGTTCAGATGTGATGGCTGCAATCAAGACGCTTTACACCGAGCCACATGAATTCAAAACCGTGGTTCTGGATAGCGCCGACTGGCTGGAGAACATCCTCCAAAAAGAGATTGAAAGCAGGCATGACGCGAAAGAACTGGCCTATGGCAAAGGTGCTTTGATCTTGGCTGACAAGTGGCGCGAAATCCTCGACGGGTTCAACGCCCTGCGCAACGAACGAAACATGGTCGTGATCCTGATTGGCCACTGCGAGATCAAGCGTTTCGATTCGCCAGAGGTCGAGCCTTACGACCGGTATCAGCCAAAGCTGCAAGCACGCGCCAGTGCGCTGGTCCAGGAGTGGGCCGACGCGGTGCTGTTCGCCAACTACCGCACGCTCATCAAGAAGGACGATGTTGGGTTCAACAAGTCCGTCACCCGTGGCATGACAACTGGCGAGCGCCTGATTTACACGGCAGAGACACCGGCCTACCTGGCCAAAAACCGCTATGCATTGCCAGCGACACTGCCTCTTGACTGGAATGCGTTTGCCGGTGCGCTAGGCGCGTCCGCTACCAACTAAACCGCTCGGGCGTGTGCGTACAAACACGCCTATTTGATTGATTTTTTCTCAACCGCTCCAACGAAAGGAACCACCTAATGAGCGCAAACCTCGCTGGCTTCGACGCAAGCACCATTCCCGAGCAACAAGAATTCACCGCACTCCCAGAGGGCGACTACGTTGCAATCGCCACTCATTCAGAAATGAAGCCGACAAAAAGCGGCACCGGTCAATACCTCCAATTCACCTATGAGGTGCTGGATGGCGCTCACAAAGGCCGCAAGATTTTTGATCGCATGAATTTGGTCAACCCAAACCAGACGGCAGTAGAAATCGCGCAACGCGCCCTCGCATCGCTGTGCAAAGCTGTTGGTGTAATGAAGCCAAACGACAGCGCAGAACTCCACAACAAGCCGTTCATGGTTTCGCTTGCGGTAGAGGTGGACGACCGCAAGCGCGAGGGCAATGTGGTCAAAAAGTATTCCCAAATCGGCGGCATGCAGCCCCAGCACCCCGCAGCAGCCGCCGCCTCCCCCGCAGCCGCCCCATGGTCCGCGCCCGCTGCCGCTGGTGCAGCGCCACCCTGGGCCAAGTAAGTCTTTCGGGGGAAAGCAGAACTGCCTGGCTGATTGCCCACGCCGCGATGTCCCTTGCGGATCTGTGAGTACCCCGCCCCATCCCCTCAACCACCGGAGAACCGCCATGTCCAAAAAGACATTCAACCAAACCGTCGAGCAACTGCGCTACGGCACCCTGCATGACGACCTGACAGCAGCCATGAATCAGTTGACCGCTGCCGTCACCAGTACCGGCAAGACCGGAACGCTGACGTTGAGCATCAAGCTCAAGCCCACCAACAACAGCGGCCAGATCGAAGTGATTGACGACATCAAGTTGTCGCTGCCCAAAGAGAACAAGGGCACCTCCATCATGTTCGCCACGCCAGAAAACAACCTGCAACGCGAAGATCCGCGCCAGTTGTCCATTGACGGGCTGCGCACCGTTGACAAAGAAACTGGCGAACTGCGCAAGGTTGGCACCTGATGCGGGATGACCACCCAACCGAAGAAAAAGACCAGCGCATCCCTATCGGTCCGCTGGATGTTTGAACCAAGCAAAGCAACACCATGACAACTGAAAACCAAACCCTTGCCGACCTGGCCAACGCGGCACTCAATATCCGCGAAGTCGGCTCAACCCCCTTCGTCGTCACGCCAGAAGGCTACCGGGTCGTTGACCTGGAGAACATGCTGTCCACGCCAACCCGCAAGCGTGGCCGCGTCAGCATGAACGACGCGGGCAGTTTCATCTCCTACGTCAACAGCGAACAGGGCAGCGGCACACGCCTGTATGGCCAATTGAACCCTCCCAGCTTCACCGCCGTGCTGAACGACAGCGTGGGCAACACCATCGGATGGGGCGACCATCAGGCCACCTACGCATGCCCGCTGTCCATCGAGTGGAAAACATGGACCGGGCAGAGCGGCAAGCAGATGACGCAAGAGGGCTTTGCCCAGTTCATCGAGAACAACCTGCCCGACATCGCAGTTCCCCCCGCTGCTGACATGCTGGAGATCTCGCGCAGCCTGGAAGCGAAGAAGAAGGTCAACTTCGCCAGCGGCGTCCGTCTGTCCAACGGCCAGAACGAACTGGTCTACGAAGAACAGATCAGCGGCACGGCTGCCAAGGGAAAGTTGAACGTGCCCGAAGAATTCACCATCGGCATTCCGGTGCTGGAAGGTGGCGAACGCTACGCCGTGACCGCACGCCTGCGCTACCGCATCCAAGAAGGCGGGAAGCTGGCCATGTGGTTTGAACTGGTGCGCCCACACAAGATCGTGGAGGACGCAGCAAGCGCGGTCTGGAAGGCCATCGAAGAAGGCACCGGACAAACCATCTTCAACGGCACGAGCGGACGGTGAACACCATGAGCCAATTCAACCCGGCAGAAGTGCCGATCAACTACACCCTCAACTTCAACCAGGTCAACCTGATCCTTGAGGGCTTGGCCGAACTGCCCCGCAAGAAGTCCGAGGGCTTCTACGACCAGTTCCGTGCCGTGGCCTTGCAGACCCTGCAAAGCGCCGAGGCTGCGCACAACAAAGCCAACGAACCCGAGCCACTGCCAGAACCAACCCCAACAGACTGGAGCGCCGCATGACCCGCATTTACCTGGTGCAAGACACCGAAACCAAGAGCAACGCACTCGTGCGTGCTGCCAACCAGGCCCAGGCCATTCGCCACGTGGCCCGCAATCGCCTGTCCGTGACCGTGGCCAGCCAGGATGATCTGGTCGAACTGCTGGCCGCTGGCGTGAAGGTCGAGGATGCGGGCAAGGACGAGCCAGAGGTGGCAACAGCATGAGCAACTTCGCCCCCTACCAACAGCGCGTGGTCGAAGAACGCGACACGCTGAACAAGCGCATTGCATCCCTGCATGCGTTCATCAACAGCGAGACGTTCCAAAGCGTTGAACGCGCCGAGCGCAATCGCCTGATCCGTCAGGAAGCAATCATGATGGAACTGTCCAAGGTGCTTGGTGAGCGCATCGCCGCATTCAGTGCCGCTGCGTCAGAGGACTTCCCGCTCGGAAAAGCCTGCGACCTGTCAGGCGAAGGAACTTGCGAGGCTTGTCAATAAGGCACCGGACGACTCCCCGGTGATCGCCCCAACGTCGGGTGCCTATGACGTGACAGCCGGAGAGACGGCGACTCAAACAGGAGAAGTATTCATGGCAGAGAGCGGGCAAATATTTGGGCATCTCAAGGTTCTTGCTGACCTTGGCGTGGCTGGAGGGAATCGAACATACCTTTGTCTTTGCGAGTGCGGAAAAGAGAAAAAAGTTTTGGCATCGAACCTTGTTAGAGGAAGAACAAGGTCTTGCGGATGCAAACGAAGCAAATACGTTTCAGAAAAGATGAGAAAACATGGCCACGCCCAAACTGCTGGTCGCAGGCCGAGTCCTACATACAGCTCGTGGGGATCAATGCTCAACCGGTGCACAAACCCAGCCAATCACTCGTACAAGATGTATGGAGGCAGAGGCATATTAGTGTGCGAACGCTGGCTTGACTTTGAGAACTTTCTTGCAGATATGGGCGAGAAGCCAGCCAAAGGAATGAGCATTGAGCGGCTGGACGTAAATGGCAACTATGAGCCAGGGAATTGCGTGTGGGCCACGCCAAAGATACAGGCTCGCAACACACGCAGAAGCAGGCTGACAATGGAAATTGCACGCTCCATTAAGTCTGGCGAACTGTCCATCAAAGATGCCGTGTCCATGACAGGGTGCGCAGGATCGACTGCATCGGCAGCGCGTACAGGTCGCAACTGGAGGGATGCATGATGGCTGACATTTCCAACCACACGGACACCATCGTCGCTGCGATCTATGAGCAATACAAGAAGCGCGGCGACTCGGAACTAGCCCGTACCTACCTTGGGGCCAGCATCATCGGCAATGAGTGCGCACGGGCACTTTGGTACGGCTTCAGGTGGGCTGCCAGAGAAAACTTTGACGGTCGCATGTACCGGCTGTTCCAGTCTGGCCACTTGGCGGAGCCACGGTTCATCAATGACCTTCGCTCAATTGGCGCAACGGTGTGGGATGTCGAGCCTGCAACCGGCAAGCAGTTCGGCATGGTTGACCATGGCGGGCACATGCGCGGGCATTGCGATGGCGTGGCAAAAGGCATCCCAGGCGGTGGCAACAAGCCTCACTTGCTGGAATTCAAGACGCATAGCGCCAAGTCTTTTGCCGATCTAAAGAGGAAGGGGGTCAAGGCCGCGAAGCCAACTCATTTTGCGCAGTGCCAGTGGTACATGGGCAAGATGAACCTGGAGCGTGCCCTGTACTTGGCGTGCTCGAAAGACTCGGACGAGCTTTACAGCGAACGCATTGAATTTGATCGCGTCGAGTTTGAACGCATTCAGGCGAAAGCAGACTCCATCATCTTCGCAGACGAGCCGCCGCCCAAGATCAGCAACGACCCGAAGTTCTACCTGTGCAACTGGTGCACTTTCAACGGCGTGTGCCACGGCAACCAGGTGCCAGCCGTCACATGCCGGTCATGCGTGCACGCCACGCCCGAGCGCATGCCCGAGACAGAGGGCCGGTGGTCATGCGCCAAGGCTGGCCCAGAGTCCAGCATCCCGGTTGATACACAGCGCACCGGGTGCGGCCAGCATCTACCCTTGCCGTTTCTGTTGACCTACGCCTCGCCCATTGACGCGGGCGAAGGCTGGATCGAGTTCCGTCGCAATGACAACCTGGCCACGTTTGTGGTGGCGGCAGAAGGCGTGACGCACCCGCACCCAGACATGCCCACTTACACCAGCCACGAGATCAGCGCGGCCAAAGACCATCGGGCCATCTGCGATCCAGACGTAGAGGCATATCGCAAAGCATTCGGCGGGCAAATTGCTGGCTGATGAATTGAGAAAAACGCAATCACCATGAACACATCCATTTCTTCTGCCGCAACAACCCTGCGTGATGCATGCCACGGCGCAGCCAAGACAGCCGGTTGGTGGGTTGACCCAAAGACTGGCGAATCCATCACCGCCAGCCCGTACTGCTTCAGCAACAAGCTGATGCTCACCGTGAGCGAACTGTCCGAGGCCATGGAAGGTGACCGCAAAAACCTCATGGACGACAAGTTGCCGCACCGCCCCATGCGTGAGGTCGAACTGGCCGATGCAGTCATTCGCATCTTCGATCTGGCCGGTGCTTACGGCATGGACATCGGCGGGGCCATCGCAGAAAAGATGGCATTCAACGCCAAGCGCCCGGACCACAAGCTGGAAAACAGGATGGCAGAAGGCGGCAAGTCGTATTGATTCAGCAGCATGACCAACTGGCTTGAACAGACCCAGTGCATGGGCAAACACCGGTTTGACGATGGCGGGCTGGCCAAGAAGGTGGCCAGGCTGTCTGCCAAACGCAAGGAATCAAGGACGGTTGCTTACAAGTGCACTCACTGCGGTGGGTGGCATGTGGGCAATGGCAACGGTAAGAGCAGCAACAGAAGGAAGAAGTGAAGTATGAATTTGATCGAATTCGGGGATTGCCGCGAAACGATGCGGCGCTGGGCAAGTGAGGGTGTGAAAGCGCAGATGTGCGTGACCAGCCCGCCTTACTTTGGCCTGCGTGACTACGGGCATGACGGCCAGATCGGGTTGGAGCAGACACCGGAGGCATACATCGCGGCAATGGTCGATGTGTTCCGATGCGTGCGCGATGTACTGGCCGACGACGGAACGCTGTGGCTGAACATCGGGGATAGCTATGCGAGCGCGGGCGGTACGCCTGGGCCGAGGAAAAGTGGCAACACATTCGACAGCCCTGCAGCTGGCGTGCAGCCACGGCCCGGAGTCGCAGGCCTCAAACCCAAAGACCTTATCGGCATCCCTTGGATGCTCGCTTTCGCCCTCCGCGCTGATGGCTGGTATCTGCGTCAGGACATCATTTGGCACAAGCCGAACCCCATGCCTGAGAGTGTGCGCGACCGCTGCACCAAAGCGCATGAGTATGTTTTTCTGCTTTCGAAGTCGGAGCGGTATTTCTACGACCACGAGGCCGCGATGGAACCGGTGGCAGCCAGCACGGTCGAGCGACTGAGCCAGACGACGCTGCACCAGCAGGAAGGCAGCGCCCGCGTACCAGGAAAGACAAACGGCAACATGAAGGCTGTGGGGCGCACAGACAAACGTAACCGCCGCAGCGTCTGGACAGTCGCTACCCGCCCTTACAAGGGCGCGCACTTCGCCACGTTCCCGCCTGCGCTGATCGAACCCTGCATTCTGGCTGGCAGCCGACCCGGCGACACCGTGCTGGACCCATTCATGGGAAGCGGAACCACCGCACAAGTGGCGCTTCAGCATGGGCGGCAATACCTGGGGTGCGAACTGAATCCTGACTATGGGCCGCTGCAAGAGCAGCGCATTTCCTTGTCTGTCGAGTCAAGTATTTCTCAACTCTCGTTGTTGGATCAAGCATGACCGCAGTATCCCTCAGACCCTACCAAACAGAAGCAGTCGCAGCCATCTACGACTACTTCGCCAACAACACAGGCAACCCACTGGTGGTCCTGCCCACCGGTGCGGGCAAGAGCCTGACACTGGCCGCGTTCATCAAGGGTGCCATCGAGGCATACCCATCCACCCGCATCATCGTCCTGACGCACGTCAAGGAACTGATCGAGCAAGACGCCCAGGCCATCATCCGGTACTGGCCCGAAGCCCCCATCGGCATCTGGTCCGCTGGTGTCGGCCAAAAGACCAAGGAACAGATCACCGTGGCTGGCATCCAGTCCATTCACGGCCTGCCCGCCAAGTTTGCCGGGACCGATCTGGTCATCATTGACGAGGCGCATCTGGTGTCCAAGAAGTCGGACACGATGTACGGGCGGTTCTTGGCTGGCCTGCGCCACTACAACCCGGCGCTCAAGGTCATTGGCCTGACAGCCACCCACTACCGCATGGATTCCGGCCTGCTGACGGACGGTGACGAGCGCATCTTCACCGACGTGGCCTACGAGGCCCACGTGGGCGACCTCATCAAAGACGGCTATCTGTGCCCGCTGGTGGCAAAGAACGGCGCGACCAAGGCCGATCTGTCAGAGGTGCACACCCGTGGTGGCGAGTTCGTGGCCAACGAACTGCAACGGGCCATGGACAAGGCCAATCTGATCGAGGGCGCACTGGACGAGGTGGCCAAGTACGCCCACGACCGCAAGCACATCCTGGGGTTCTGCGCCGGTGTTGAGCACGCCGAACACTGCGCCGAAGCGGCCAGGGCACGGGGGTGGACCGCCGACTTCGTGACCGGTGACATGCCCGCCACCGTGCGCGACAACAAGATCGCAGCCTTCAAGTCTGGCCGGGTGCGCTTCCTGTTCAATGCCATGCTTCTAACGACCGGGTTCGACTTCCCAAGCATCGACTGCATTGTGATGCTGCGCCCCACCAAGTCCACCGGCCTGTACGTGCAGATCATGGGCCGTGGTCTGCGCAAGGACGGCAAGAAGGAGAACACCCTGGTGCTGGACTTCGCCGGGAACGTGGAGCGCCATGGCCCCATCGACCAGATCCGCGTGAAGAAGAAAGGCGGCAAGGGCGAAGGCGTATCGGTTGCACCAGTCAAGGAATGCCCAAGCTGCCACGAACTGCTGCACACCAGCGCCAGGATCTGCCCAGGGTGTGGGCACGAGTTCCCGCAAGGCGCATCACACGGCACCGAAGCCGCTGATGCTGTGATCGTGGCCGCGCTGGAAAAGCCAAGGGTGTATGCGGTGGACCGGGTGGAGTACCAGAAGCACCAGAAGGCGGGCAAACCGCCATCGCTCAGAGTGACGTACTGGTGCGGGCCATCCACGTTTGACGAGTGGGTTCCTGTTTGCGATGAGCGGTCCTACATCAAGAAGCACGCGGTGCAGTGGTTCTGGGCGCGGGGGGGCATGTGTCCTGCCACCGTAGAGGATGCGTTGGCCATGGTGCCGAAGCTACCCGCCCCCGACAGCATCACCGTGCGCCCAGACGGGAAGTATTGGCGCGTGGTCGGGTGCGACATGGGTAGTCGCCGGTTGAACGTGTCGAGTGTTGTGGAAGTGAATCGTTTTTGGGAGCAATTGGCATGACCGAACCAATCAAATCAGGCGACATGGCCGAGATCATCGAGGGCGCACTGGGCAACACCGGGCCGAACATCGGCAAGATCGTGCGGGTCGGCCAGTTCCAGGGAGAGCACAGCAAGTACGGGCGCATCTGGCGTGTGTACGGCGAAGGGCTGACAACCGAGTACGGCGCTACCGGCACCGAACTGGATTGCGCCCAGGCGTGGCTGCGCAAGATCGAGCCGCCGAAGATGCCAGGCAAGGGTGTGAAGAAGGAGGTGAGTGCATGAAACCCATCGAGATCGAAGTGAAGATCGCATGCGCCCGCCGTGAGATGGAACACTGGCAGAGCATCCTGCGTGGGAAGTCATGCGAGGACTGCCAGCACTTCCAGCAATCCGTGTGCACCCTGGCCGGTGGCGTCAGGCCGCCGCCTGATGTCATCAAAAAGGGGTGCCCAGAATGGATCTGGGATTGCATCCCCTTCTGACCATGAGCAAACCCACACTATCCGTCCCAGAGACGGCCAACATGCTCAACGTGCACGAGAACACCGTGTTCAGGCTGATCGAGTCCGGTGCGCTGCCAGCGGCCAAGATCGGGCGGGCCTATGTCCTTCTGGCCAAGGACGTGATGGCCTACGTCGAAAACATGGTGCTCCAGCAGACCGCGGCCAGGATGAGACGGTCACCACATTCGGTCGGCCAGCGTTGACCCGCGCAGATTCGTGTAGCGGGCCAGCATTCGCATGGTCTTGTGGCCCGTGATCTTGGAAATCTCCATCTCCGTCATGTTCGTTTTCTCAAACAAGCGGCTGGTGGCCTCGTGCCTCAGATCATGGAACTTCAACCCAACGCACCCGGCCACGTCAAAAATGCCAGGCGACCGGGCGTTGTGAAACAGCTTTGACAGCGAATCTGTCACCTCGCCCAGCGCCTTCTCCGATGTGGCCCCGTCCCACCATGGGAACAGGCGGTTGGTCGATGCCTCCCGCACATCCAGGTACGCCCGCAACTCGCCCACGGCCACCGACGACAGCGGCACCTGGCGCTTGTCACCGTTCTTGGTCTTGTCCAAGAAGATCGTGCGCTTGGGCAGGTTGACCTGTTCCAGCGTCAGCGTGTACATCTCGCGCAGCCGCATGGCCGACTCCAGCGCCAGCATGTACAGGCACCGCACAGCCGCCTTGTCGAACGCCATCGGGCGCTGCTTTCTTGGCAGCACACCCGTTTCAATCACGGCCAGAATCCGCTCGTGTTCCCCAGGCTCCAGCCGCCTGTCCCGCTCCACGTCCATCTTCTTGCCCCCGGCGTGGGCCGCGTCGGTCGCCGTGTACTGCGCATAGCCATTGGGCAGCGTGCGGAATGGGTGATCTGGCAGCAACAGCAATGCCTTGCGCACACCCCAGTCTGTGCACCTGGCCAGCGCACCCACCTTCGCCCGGATGGTAGACGGGGCCAGCTTGTGCTCCCGCTTCATCTCCATCAGCCAGGCATCGACCCAGGCCGCGTTGATGTTCGTCAACACCTCCGTGCCCTTCATGGCGCAGACCGTGTTCAGGACGTTGGCATCCTTGTGCTTCACGTGCGACTCGCGCAGATACTTCGTCACCAATTGGTTGATCGTCAGGATCCGCGTGGTTTCGACGTGCTCACCCGGAACGATGCCCCTGTCCAGCAACGCCTCCAGCTTCTTGGCGTAGGCGTCCCCTTCCGTCTCCGAGTCAAACGTCAGGTACAGGGGCCGGTCCAGCACCCCCGCCTTCTTGAACACGTACTCCCACTTGTCGCCTCGCTTGCGCTTGCCTGCCATCGTTCGCTCCTTCGTTCGGTAGGCAGATTCTGCCTGAACGTGCGAAGGTCGAGTTGGCAAACGTGTGATTGTGGGTGGCCAACTGTGACTTAGAGTGAGAATTTCTCAACTATTGAGGCACAAAAAAACCACCTAGGTTCGCTAAGTGGTTGTTTTTATTGGTCTTTGGTGGTGGGTGCTGAGAGGCTCGAACTCCCGACCTACGCCTTGTAAGAGTTTCTGTCCTGCTTTCAAATCAAGGACTTGCCGAACTTGCCACCGGTGGCACGACATTGAAAACGCAAAGGCGACGGCTCACCAACCAGCCGACAGTATGACACAGCAAATTTGGCACATCAATTGCTGCAATGCACCAGCCACTGAACGAGAACTGAGATGCCACATTGCTTTGTGCCCACTCCCATCCTCGACTCCATCCTCAACCAATCAGACCACCCCCAAGTCGCCCAGGCCATCGAAGAACTGAACAGACTGCGTGACGTGCAAAGTCACCTTTTCACCCACTTTGTCGCCGTTCAAAAACAGAACCAGGCTGGTGTGTCTGCCCTGACTGGCTTGCTCGCTGAACCAGCCCCGCCGCCAAAGAAGGTGAAATCCTCCTGCCCGTGATCGGTCACTTCCTCAACAACGAGCCGAACGACATGCCTTCAGCCGCGTCCTTCGCGTTGTCAAACACCTTCCCGCCCGCCCCATCGCTGAAGCCAACCGGCCTGAAACCAACCCGGCTGCATTTGTCACCCGATTCCCAGGCGATGCACCCACTGATCCAGACCGCACCCGTCTTGGTGTCAACCAGATAGGTGTTGCGGCTGGCCCCGCTTGGCGAATCCAGCACACCCAGAACAAAGTGACCCGTGACCGTGGATAGTCCAGCACCATTGGTTGGCGCAAGGGGCGCTGGCTGTTGAGCGGACGCGGCACACGCGAAAGAAAGCAGCGCCGCGCCGATTGCTTGGTATTTCATGGGGGTTCCTCCACTTGATGATGAAGCCCCAATCGTAAAAGCAAATCAGTCCGCAAGGTCCAGACCGACGCGCCCGCGCAACTCCCTCGGTGTGGTCTTGAGTAGGCGAGTGTCCTTGTCCGTTGTCAACTGGCGAGCCATCGCACGCACCTGGTCTGGCGTGATCTTGATGGGCGTGTCTGGGTTGTCGCGGTTCCACTCCGTCAGCCGCTCCTGCGCCTCCTTCGACATGGCCGGGTCTTTGTCGGCAATGCCTCGCGCCCACTGGCTCACGATGCTGGATTCCATGCGCTTCTGCAATGCGATGTCCTGCTGAATCGGCATGGTCTTGCGGTGCATCTGCGCCACCACCGTGGGCTGGAAGCCGATGCTCTTAATAGCCGCATCACCCAGACCCACATCAATCGTCTTGCGACCTCTGGTGTCGGTGGCATAGCCCCGCACGGCCATCTGGGCACCGGCCAGCGCGTTCTTGACGGCAGTCGGTGCCAGGTTCTGGAGTGCCTTCCCGGTGTTGCCCTCAACCGCTGCGCCGTATGCGTCTGCCACCTGAGAGAACAACCCGGCGAGCGGGCCGAACACTTCTGCGACTTCGCGCTCCTGTCCCTGTTCGCTGCTTGGCTTTGCCAACCCGGTTCCGGGGATCAGGTTGCCCATCCCCAAGCGGCCTGCGAAGTCCAGCGGCAGATGAGCCGACACGCCGTACAGGAACAGATCGCCCAACTCCTTACCCAGAATCTCATGGGCCACCCGGCGCTTGTTGCGGGCCATGTTGGTGTCAAACCTCATGGCCTGCCCGATGGTGTCAATCAGGTCGTCCAGATCCTTGGCGAACGGCAAACCCTCTTCACCGGCTGCCAGCATGAGCACGGCCAGCATGATGAGGGCAGCACGCTTGCCTTCTGGCCCACCCTTCTTGACCATGCGTGACAGCAGTTCCACGTACATGATGGAGAACTGCTTGAACGTCAGGATGGTGCGCCCCACCGGCCCCTGCGCCCAGTTCGGACGGTTGACCTTGTTGTAAATGCCCTGCGTCTCGTTCACGGCACGCACCGCGAAGGCATAGGGGTTCTTTTCCTTGTTGGCCTGGGCCACGTCCCATGCTGCCAAGAACGTCAGTTTCCGGTTGAAGCTCTCGGCCACCGCGAACATGGACCCCCACAGCGTCAGGAAAGCATTGATCCTGGCGCGTGCATCCTCGCTACCCGCCTTGATCTTGCTGCCGACGCCTGGCAGTCGAGACAGCGTGTTGACCAAACCAGACGCCACACCCTGCGCACCCACGCTGTACAGGTGGAAAATCTCTTGCGCGTCCACGATGCCCTCTTGGCTGGCTCGCTTCAGTGCATCCCGGAGAGCCGTGTCGGTGATTTCCTTGCGCCCCATGGCGTAGGGCACGGCCTTTGCAAGCGCCGTGGTCGCGTTCTTCACGCCGAACTGCGACAGGTACGGCCCGGTCATCATCACCGGCTGGCTCAAGTTCACCATGGCCGATGCCACCGAACCGCCCAGGAACCACGCGAACAACAGAGACGACACGGGCGCTGCCGGGTCGCTGGGGTTCATCACAAACTTTTTCAGCCGGATGGCCTCGTCCAGCACATCGCCCTTTTCCTTGGGGATGTACTTCACCGCGTTGTTCAGGTCGCGCAAGTAGTAACGCTGCGCGGCGTGACGGCCATTGCTGGTGATGAAGTTCGACAGCACCCGAGGCATGTCCTCGCTGTACCCTGCCGTGCCCTTGCGCTCCAGGCGGCGCTTCAGTGCCGACCGTTCGGACATGGCCATTTCGATGTACTTGCGCATCGTCGTGTCTGCGCCGACCGCCTCGGCAAACAGCGCCAGCGTCTCGGGGCTGATGCCCGCGTACATCTCATGGCTCGATTGTGACTTGATGCCAGCGGTAACCCGGATGTCGTCACGACCCGCGTACATGGCCTCGCGCTGATTGCGCACAGACTTGGCCTCGCCTTCTGTCTCATACTGGCCATAGAACACCGTGATCGAGTCGCCATTCTCATCCCGCGCCAGGTTGCCAGTTTCTGGGTCAACCAACTGCGCCGTCACCGTGTGCTGGCCAAAGCGCATCAGCGGCGCGTACCCGGCCAGCTTCAGGTTCTTGGCCGTGGTGAAAATCTTCTCGACCTGGCGGCGCGTGCTCACGTAACCCTCGCGGGCTGCTTCCAACTCTGCGGCCTGTTGATCCGCGCCCATCTTCTTCGCTGCCTTGATGGCCTTGTCCAGCGTCTTGATCTGGCGATTGATCTCACCCAACACCAGCGTCTCTGCCTGGCTCGGGTTGTCGATGATCTGGCGGCGCATGCCCTTTGGCACGAACCCTTGCGCCATGGCGTAGGCTTCGGCGGCTGCCACTTCATCCAGGCTGGCGTCGATGGCTGCGCGTGACTGCTGGTACAGCCCCCACGCCGCTTCAGTCGCACCAGGGCGGGCCATGAACTCGTCCTTCGTCCACACCTGGCCAGTCAGCACACTGTCACCGGCCAGCGTGCCGTCGAAGATGGCTTGGGATGCAACGGCCAGGTTCTTGTCGGCTTTCTTGCCCTTGACCAACTGGATGGCGGCTGACTTCACATCATCCACACGGGGCAGCACGCCGGGAGCCAGTTCGGCGGGCCGGATACTGGTCAAGCTCACCTCGTTCTGCATCGCGTTCACGTAGGCGAACACCTTGCCGTAGTGCTTGTCCTTTAGCGCCTTGTGGTACTGGGTGTTCAGCCCGTTGATGAACCAGTTGGGCGAAAGCATCATCCCGCCAAACGTGCGCAGACTCTTTTCGTTGCGGTTACCGAAGAACTGGATGACGTTGTTCTGGATGCGGCGGGTGATGTCGCTCACCACGAATGGAATGTCAGCCCCTTGCGGCGGCTCCATGTCCTTCTCGGCCAGCCACATCGAAAAGTCCTGCTGCACCAGCATCTTGTCCGTGACCATCTTCCCATCGGTAGACATCACGGCATTCAGCGCCTTGAGGATCTGGGCGTCAGACTTCAGGCCGAATGCACCCTTCACCCGCTGCACGAACTCCTTGAACCACTGCGCAGCACGCGCCACCCACGAACCCTTGGCCTGATACCGGCCAGACAGGATGCGCGTGCCATTGACAGCCCAGAACTCGGACGGGCTGTAAAGCTGGTAGTGGGCGTCATAGTTCAGCGTGCCATCATTGAAAGCCTGGCCGACACGCTCCCTGGCCTGCTGGTCGCCCAGGGCAGATGCAAGCATGTCGTCCATGGCTTTTTTCAGCTTGTCGTCGGCCTTCCTGTACGCGGCATCCCACGCACGCTGCCACTCGCGCAACACACCGTCCTGCACCTCGGTGGGCAGCATGCGCTCGGTGTGGTGCAGGATCTCGTGCACGGCTGTTTCGTCGTGCATCCGGCCAGACATCAGCGTGAACACCTTGTTCAGTGGGTTGTACTCGCCTGCCGTGTCGTTGTCCTTGGGCGTCTTGATGCTGATACCCAGGTCGTCGGCCACGTTGGGATTCTGATCCAGCAGCCATTGGGCGAAGTCCGTTGCCTCCTTGGACACAGTGCCCTGCGACACAGCGGTTCGCATCTTGGCCACGATCCAGTCCGCGCCACGCTTGCGCCCGGTGACAGCCTTGCGGTACTCGCGCTCATCGTTGCGGTTTGTCAGCTTGCCGATCAGTTCCTGCACGCCCAGGCGGTACTCGGCTTCGGTGATCTTGTTGGATTCCCGTTTGGCCTCCAGCGCCTTCAGCTTGGCCAGTGCGTTGGCACGGGCTGGCTCTGGTGTTGCGCCGAACGTCAGGGATGGGGAGCGGGTGAAGTCGCGGGTGATGTCAGGGTTCGTGCCGTCGAAGTCGCCGTTGTTGCCGATGGCGGATTTCACCTGCTCAGGATAGAAGGCAACAATCTCGCCACTGCGCATGTCAATCACGCCGTCGTACCCACGAGCGATCAGTTCTGCCCTTGCGTTTTCCTCGCCTTTCCATGAGGCGACACGCGCAGCTTCTGCGCCCGTTGCTGGGTTTTTGATGCTCACATACAGCGGATACACGGTCGGGCTCTTGCTGCCACGGTAGATGGCATAGTCGCTTGCCCCCTTGGTATCAGGAGTCAAGTAGATGCCACCACCATAAGTCCCGCGCTCTGAAACCTTGAACTCAGCGATGTCTGCATCTGTCCCGTGATACACCACGAGCGGCTTGCCATCAGCATCCACCACCTTGGAGTCGCCAAACCACTTCTTGAATGAAGCAGTCTGGGTCTGTCCGGTGGGTCGTGCAATGTCGCGCACCACGGGGGCGGCGCTGACGGTCTTGCCGTCTTTGTCCTTGATCTCAGGCGCAGCAAACGGACGGACCTCATACTTTGGCAGACCGTTCTCGTCCTTGATGCTGGTGTAGTCATAGTCGCGTGTCACGTCTCCGCGTGTAACAGTCACCAGATAACCGGCACTGGTCCAGCGGTGGCCTTCGACCACGCCCACCTTGCCATTGACAAACACCTCGGTGTTGACCGGGGCACCATTGCGCAGCCATGCGGGGGCTGGCACAGGGTTGGCTTGAATGTCGGCCTCAATGTCGGCCAGCATCTTGCGCTTTTTCTCCAGGTCGGCGGCACGGGCGAATGGTGCCTGCATGGCCTCCTTCATGCGGGGAATGCTCTCGGTGGACTCGGCAATCTGCTTCTCTGCCCTGGCCATGCGGTCCTTCAGGCCGTACAGCGTAGACCGTGCGCTTTCCACGGTGGCCTTGCCCATCTGGTACTCGCGCCCACCAGACGATATGGAGTAGGACACATCTGAATAGCGGTTGGGCCAGAACGCGCTGATCGTGAAGCCCCACAACGAACCGATGTCGTGCACATCACGACCAGGCTCCTTGACCTTATCAACAATCTGCTTCGCCAGCGCAAAGTTCGCGGCCTCTACATCCGTGTAGGTCTTTCCTCCAACCACAACGACCAAATCTTGCTTGACTGCCGCCCTGAATGTCTCGTCATCTTTCCTGATGGACTCCAGCGCCTTCTTGTCGTCCACCACATTGCGCTCAAGCTCCTTGACCTTGTGCGATGCGTCGAACATGGCCTGCGAGTGCATGCGCTCTTTGTTTTCCAGCTTCTGCACATCGGCGCGGATCTTGTTCATCATCAACAGACGCGGGTCGCCTGCTGCCTCAGACAAGGTGGAACCGATGTCGCCTTCTTCGTCCATGCTGACGGCATCACCGTCGATGACGCGAACATCATCCTTGGCCTTCAGGAAGGCTTTGATGAACCGGTCTTTCACGGCCAGAACCTGCCAGCGCCTACCGTCGATGCGCTCTGTCAGGTAGCGGTACTCCATGACCGTGTTCCACTTGTTACCCTGGCGGTGGCCGCGCCCGTTGCGCTGCTCCAAGTCGCCTGGCATCCATGGCGCGTCCAGGTGGTGCATGGCCCGCAAGTTGGCCTGCATGTTCACGCCCACACCCAATGTCTTGGTGTTGCCAATCACCACCCGAATCTCGGACCGGTTCATGGCATCGGCAATGGCCTTGCGCTTTTCCTTGCTGGTCGAGCCGTCAACAATGGCGATCTGCTCTTTGGGAATGCCACCGTCCACCAGCTTCTGCACCAGTTCTTCAACCAGGTTGAAACGGGCCTTCTTGGTCGTGACCACCTGGCCTGTCTCGCGGTCCTTCTTACGGCTGACAGATTCGCTGGTGAATCCGCGCTCCACAAAGACGACTTGTGTCGCTGCCTCGTGCTCGTTGTAGTGGCTCAGGATGCGCTTCGTTGCCCGGTTGATCTTGCTGCTTTCGTGATCAGGCACATCCCTGTCAAACAGCCGTGCGTCCAAACCAGCGTTGGCTGCGTCGGTTTCAACGATGACCGGTGAGTTGTGGCTGCCAGACAGCATCATCTCGCGCCGATCCTTCTTGGATGAACGCTTGAAAATGTTTGCCCTCTCTTGCAGCATGGCCAGAATGCGCTTCTGGTCTGGGGTCATTTCTGCTGTGTCGATGACCACCTTCTTGTATGGGCGGCCAATCGGATTCTCAGAACGGCCATTCAGCAGTTGGTCGCGCTCCGTGTCCGTCAAGCCGTCCGATGTCAGCGTCTTGCCGTTGCTGGTTTCACGCGGCTTGAACTCTGGCATGTCGTCGGCAAACACGATGTCCATGTACTGGCCGATCATCCGGCGCAGTTCCGACACGTTGACGAACGAGGCCAGTCGGGTGACAGGCTCATACTCGCCCGATGCCGTCAACTCCACATCGCTGGTGGAATCGGCAAAAGTGTTGAACCACGCATCCCAATCACGGATACCGTCACGCGACATCTGATCGTCCATGACGTAGCGCATGGCGTTGTAAATCTCGGTCATCGTGTTAGTGATGGGCGTGCCGGTGAACAGGTGCACACCACGGCCAGCGTTCAGCTTCTTCACGTAGTCGGTCAGGAACATCAACGAGATCGACTGCGCACTGGCCGACGTGTTCAGCCCTTTCATACGCATGCGAGTGGCAACGGGTGGCTTCTTGAACTCGTGGGCCTCGTCAACGATCACCATGTCGATGCCCATGTCCTCAAACGAGATGGCATCCTCACGGCTTGACCTTGCGGCCATTTCATCAATCTTCTTGATGATGGCGTTCCTGGCATGCACCAACTGCTTGGCAGTGGAGCTGCGAACCTTCTTCATCTCCTTTTCGTCGTCCATCATCTCAACAGTCAGACCAGATCCGTCCTCCTGTGCGGCTTCAATGGCTTCCTGCTCCAGCGCCTCGATCTGATCGCGGGTAATCTCGGACAAGGTTTCGCGCTTCAGGGTGAAGCGGTCAATCAGCGAGTGAGGAACAACGATGGCATCCCAATCGTCGTTGGCAATCTGGCGCAGCGTCACTGCAATGCGGTCCGGTGCCAGGTTGTCGATGTAAAGCAGCTTGGCACCTGGGTACATTTCCCCGATCTCGCGGGCCACGCTGGCGCTGTTGGCGTTGTGGGCGAAGATGAGCGGCTTCTTGGCCAGGCCATACCGGCGTGACTCAATGGCCAGCCCGCCCATGGTGTAGGTCTTGCCGGTGCCGACTTCGTGCGCGTTCAGGCTCCGGCCATTGGCCAGCCCGCGCCAGATGGCGTCAACCTGGTGCTGGCGCAGATTGAATGGGTTGTCACCACGTTGCAGCGCCATGCCTTCAAACGACAGGAACGAGCCGTCGAACTTTGGCAGGGCAATCGCATTCATGACCTCGTTGTAGGTCTGTTCCATTTCAATGCGGCGCACTGGGTCGGACCACAGCCAGTTGGCAAACTCTTCCCGGATCTTCATGGCCTTTTCATTGGCCTCTGCCGACTGAGCTTCGTCGGTCTTGATGTTGCCGTCATCGTCCTTGTACTTGATGGCAACTGACACGTTGCCCATGGCAGCGGTCAACAGGCGATCAAACCGGATGGCCGGATGCCCCCATGTCGTGGTGGCTTCTGGCCGCAGGTTCAGCGCACGGTCCTCGAACTTCACCTTCCAGCGGTTGACAGCCCAGCGCACGCCCACCTCTGCGCTCGGCTTGACACCCAACAGGTGAGATATGAACTCGCGGTATTGCTCTGGCCGTACCCATGTCGCGCCCAGTTTGGCCTCGATGTTGAAGTAGGGCACATCCTTTGGAACGACAGACTTCAGCGCCTCGATGTTGCTGCGCATGTCCACGCCCTGCTCGGCTGCTGCTTCTGCCTCTCGCAGCTTGCGGCGCACGTTGCCAGACAGGTACACGTCGGCCACTTCGTAATTGCCGTCAGGCGTTCTGAAGATGGCACCAGCCTTCGCCAGTTCGTCGGCTGCCTTCTCAACTGTCACACCAGACAACTCGGCCACACGGTCCATGTTCAGGTCAACGCTTTCATTGCGCACCAGAACCAGTGCATCGCGCACAGTTGGCTTGTCCAGCTTGCGTTTGGCGCGAACCGTTGCCCGACTCATGATCGCTGCTGGCTGGCCGTTCTGCAACTCCAGCGCAGCCAAAGACGGGTAGAACGGATCGCCCACCCGGCGCAGAATGGCCATGCCGTCCGATTCGCTCAATGGCCCGTGCTGTTTGACGAAAGCCTCGTATGCGGTGCGCAAAGCGGTGCGCTTGCCCTCGGTGTTCTCGCTGCCGTCACGTTCCCCGTCGATCAACTCGCCGTATGCCTTGCGCAGCCCAACAAGCTCTCGGACTTGCTGCTCACGTGCGGCTGTCTTGGCTGGATCTTTGACCTTGTAATTGGTGACATCCAGCAACGGTGCCAGATACTCGCCGTGCACCTGGAACAACGCGCCGTCCTTCTCCACAATCGACTGCTGGCGGTCCTTGGTGTTGTTGGTGACATACTGAATCGTCTTGGCCTTGGTCGTGCGAAGCTCGTACACGCCCGTTGGCAGCGTGGCGGCAATGCCAGTCAGCCGCTGCTCCAAATCGGTAGGGCGGTTCACGATCATGGCTGGTCGGCCATAAGTTGTGCCACTGCCAAAGTTCAGCGTGCCCAGCACATTGCCTGGTGTCTTGGCGAAGTATTCGTTCACCTTGACCGGTGTGCCGGATGGCGTGGGCACCTCGGCAGTCTGCAACCAACCGGATGCGCGAACGTCTGCATTGGGCTTGTCACGCTTTTTCAGGATGATGATGTCTGTCACCACCGCTGTACCGGCGTACTTCTCAAACGCACCGGATGGCAGTCTGAACGCGGCCACCAGATCGGCCTTCTCAGCCAGGGCGGCACGGGTCAGCGTGCCCTGCTTGTCCATCGTGCCAGCCGATGTGATGCCGACCACCAAACCACCGGGGCGGGTTTGATCCAGTGCCTTCAGGAAAAAGTAGTCATGCAGCGAAGGCGATAGCTTCATGTAGCGCCTGTCCACCGGGCCATCCTTTGCGAACGGCCAATTGCCAATCACCAGGTCATAGAAGCCATCGGCTGTCTTGCTGTCCTGGTACGGCTTGATCTGGATGTTGGCTTCAGGGTACAGCAACTGCGCCATGCCACCGGTCGTTGAATCCATCTCGATACCGGCAAGCTGGCTGCGCTCCATCAGGTCGCGGGGCATCAGGCCGAAGAAATTGCCCACCCCCATGGATGGCTCAAGAACCCTGCCGCCTTTGAACCCAAGTTGGCGCACCATGTCCCACATGGCCCCAACCGTGATTGGGTCGGTGTAGTGCGCGTTGATGATGGATGCTTGAGCGGACTCCCAAGCCTCTTTGCCCAGGTGCTCACGCAGCCAGTCAGATTCTTTCTGCCAGCCGTCTTTCGGGCGTGGCCGGTCGTAGGTGCCTTGGAACAACTCCTGCCCGAATGACCCCCAGCCGATGTACCCGGCCATGGCGTCCAAATCATCCTGTGTCGGTTCACGCCCTTCAGACGTGATCGACTGCAATGCCTCAATGGCCTTTTTGTTGCGGCTGAAGCGAACCTTTGGCGTGCCGCCAATCAGTTGTTCAGGGTCAGCGATGTGGTAGTTTCGTCGTCCTTTTCCGGCTCCATCATCAGCCACTCCCGCTCCGACTGCTCCCGTGCGTCCGTTGGTGGCATCCCCGCCTTTTCGTACCTTTCCGTCGCTTCCCACATCGCCACTTGCAGCACCAGTGCCAGGTCGTCCGCTATCTTTTGCTCCGTCAGACGCGCCCACATCTGAGGGCGAAGGATTCGCCACGCCTTTTTGATCCGCTTGTCCAGATCCAGGCTTATCAGCGCCTCGCTGTCCCTCAGTTCCTTTGCTCTCGCCTTGATCTGGTCTGGTGTCATTTGACTGCTCCTTGTCACTATTTTGAACCTCCTCAATGAACCGCACAACATAAGGCTTCATGTTCTGTGCAGCCTGTGCACCGAACTTGTCCATCACCATGCGGATCACCGCCCGCATGGCTTCCTTCACGTCCTTGCCAGCTTCACCCAGGTTGGCAATGGCCGACTGGAACAGGGGCTTGGCCTTGGCGTAGGTCTGCTCGTCAAACGACAGGCCGGATGACAGCTTGCCGTTGCCGCCAAACAACGCGCCCAGGCCGTCGATGGCATCGTTCAGCGCCTTGCCGGTGTTGGTGGCTGCGCTGCTGAGTGGCTTCAGAATGCTCGGGGCAACCGCTGGCTGCTGGCCGAACAGATATTCCAGCATCGCATCCCTGCTGGCTGGTGGCAGCCCGCCGCCTTTTGTCGATGGCTTCTCAGCGCCGAAACCGGTGGCATTGAATCTATCGCCACGCTCTTTGGCTTCTGCCACAGCGTTGTCGATCAGCCACTGACTGGCGAACTTCTCTGCCTTCTGTGTTGGGTATGGTGACGTAACCCGGCCAGATGTCGTAGTGAACACATCGCCACCGTTGATCGGCTTGCCATCTGCCGCCCTGCCTTCGTAGGTCATGGCGCGGGGTTCTGCCCGCTTCGCCTTGGCCTCCTTCTCGGTCTTGGGTTGAGCGGACTTCTTCTCAAGGCGTGCGACTGCCTTCTCGCGCTCTGCGACAACCTCATCCACCCATGCCCGCGTCAGGTTGGCATCCGTGTCCTTCATCCCGACAGTGAAGCCAGAAATGCGGCCAGCCATTGCCCCGTCACCAGCCTCCAGCGCACGATCACCCAGCGCACTCAGCTTTGAGCGCAACTCGTCCAGCAATGCGGCCTTCGCCTCTTTCTCGGTCTTGGGCTTGGGTTCAGGCTTGCCCTTCGGTGCATCCTTCGCCACTTCCTCGGCCAGCACCTCGTCAAACATGGCGTCGAGGTCTTGTCCAGATTCCGCGTTTTTCTGTACAGGTTCTGCGGACGTGTATATTTTTTCGGGATTTTTATACACGTCGGTGGCCTTGGCCTCTGGAGCATTGATCCGCAGCAAGTCCTTGGCTAGCGAATCGTCACCGGCTGCCAATTCACGCTTAGCTTGCTCGATCTGCTCGGGCTGGATCTGGCCGTTGGCGCGAAGCTGCTTGATCAGTTCTGGTTCGTTTTCTGTTTTTTCCTGAATATTTACAGCGGCCGTGTTGGTTTTTTCGGAATTTTTAGACACGTCTGGGGCGACCTGCGCCTTCGGCGGCGCGGAGAGCGCATTGCGCACCGGGTCAGTCAGATTGCTCCAGTCGGTGCCAGACAGTACGCGGTTCTGGTCTACGTCCGTGTATCCAGCGGCCCGCAACAACTCGCGCCGCTGCGCAAAGTTGGAGTCACGCCATGTTGCGTATGGTCCTTTTGATTCAGTTGGCTCTGCCAACCGCTTTGCATGGCGCAGCAACTCGCCATACCCGTTCACACGGCTCAACCCCTGCAAGTTGTCAACAGGCTTGCCGTCCTTGAACAGACCGATCCCCAATGGCCCATCGTTGGCCTCAAAGCCTTCTGGCATCTGCTCGTTGATCTTGGCCAGTTCGCGCATGACCTCGGCCTTGGTGGCCTTGGCCTCCTTCTCGGTGGCGGGCTTGGCCGCTGCCTGTTTGCTTTCCTCACGGAACTGCGCATCCTCTCGGACAAGGCGCTCAAACGTGGCGCTGTCCATTTTCACAGTGCGCTCAGATAGCTTGTCTGGATTCTGGGTCAGAGTGACTTGACCAACAGATTCGCCTTCAATGCGGTAGTCAGTGCCGTACTGGTCAAACAGCACATCCCCGGCTTTGGGGGGCTTTACTGCTTCTGCTGGCGCTTCTTGTCGTTGCGTTTCTGCTTGCTTGGCTTCTGGGGCTTGCGCACTTTGGGTTTCCTTCTTGGCTACGATGTTCCATTTGTTGGCACCGCTGGCGTCACGTTCAACGGTGTGGGTGTCGGTCAGGCTGTTTGCCTTGACCCAATCACTGGCTTTGCTCTCGGACCCGAAATAGGCCGTGCCTTTGGCGATACGGTCCAGTGCTTTTTGCTGCTTGGCTTCGCGCTCGGTGCGCGGTTTCTGCACAGGCTGGGTGGCCGTTTCTGTAATTTCCGGCTGTTTTGCTACAGGTTCTGTAGTCTCAACTGCTGGCGCTGCTTGCGGTGCCGCTGGTGCAGGCTCATTGGCCGTTTCTGCTTGCACCTGGGGGGCTTCTGCAACCGGTGGCTGCGCGATCTCTTCTTCAGTGAACCCCAGGCCGCGCATCGCATCTTCACGCGACAGGCTGGATGGCTCATTCAGTGGGATGTTGTCATCAGCAGGTTGCGTCGGCTGCACCTCGCCAGTGGGTTGTGCATCAAACCCATACAGCGCCCGCAAAGCACCCGCGTCCTCGCCAGCCCGCTCCAGCGCCTGCAACTCCTGCGCTTCAACCGGTGACAGGCCAGCACCCGGTACGGCCTGGTCAGCCAGTCCAGCCTCGCCCACAACGGTCTGGATCTCCCCGTCGCGCTTTTGCATCAACTGCTGACGGCGCAGTTCCGCGAAGTCCTGCACGTCTTGGTCGGTGGTAGCCTCATCAGTGAGGGGGGCATCGGGGGCGGGTTGCGGCGTTGGCAACACCGTGTCCAAAGGCATGCCCGCCTGCTCGGCCAGTTCCTGCACGATCTGGTCGGCTGTCTGGCTGGTTGGGTGCGGCGTGAACGTGGGTTCGATGCGACCGTCTGGGGTGACTTGGGCGGTGGTTGGGGTGCCACGGTTCATCGCCTCTGCCCCACCTGCCAGCACCGCGCCTGGGCCGGAGCCGATACCGGTTTCCACGATGGTCCTGCCAACGTCCTTGCCAAGCGAGCGGTTGTCGTACTGGCTGGCCTGCACGTTGGTGGTCACCTTCG